ACGCAGCATTACTTAAGACTCTACCCAACACCGGAATTTGTTTAAGTGTCTCTGCAGTTGCTTCTTTCACTTCTCGTATACGTTCTGCCGTCTGCTTCATAACAGCTCCTGCTGTCTCAAAACTGTTTCCGTCAGAAAGCTTTCCTGTGTATGCGCGTTCGCTGTCTGTATTGCTAAATTGCATATACTGTCTGTGTGCCTGATATTTTTCAAGCTGCTGTTCTGCTGCCGCAATCTGCTCTTTCACATTCGCTATTGCTTTACTTCTCTCAGTTCCGCCGCTACTGTTCATCAGATCACGTTTTTTCTGTTTTAAGCCTTCCAAAGACTGGGAAACACGTTCAATGTCTCTTTCTGTCTGTTCGTACTCTTCTGTATGTACTTTTATACCAGCTGCCAGTTGAGCTTCTTTTACATATTGCTTTACATCCTGAGCCATAGCCGAAAATGGCGCACCTACTTTTATGTTCTGAAAACTCTGTCGCATAGTTGTGCTTATGTTCTGAGGTACTTTAGGTAGTTTTCCAGACATGCTCTGCTTTATTTTTTCGATTTCTTTTCGAATTACCGCTGAACTTCGCCTTGTTTCCTGACGTGCTGAACCCAGTTCTTTTTTGAGAGATTTCGTATCACCTTCAATGGTGACTTTCATTTTTTTCAGATCTTCACTCACAGTTCCACCTCCTTCCCATCAAAAATCCGCCGTAGCATTATTCATGTCTACGACGGTTAAATTCATTTACATATTCTCTACGTTTTTCACTGTATTCCGCCCACTGTCGTTCTTCTTCCGCCTCCTCATACATCTCCTGTTCTTTTTCGAACAGTTTTGGGTAGAAGTCCCATGGCTTCAGGAACGGTCTGCTATTTTCATCGAACAATGCCCCTACATTTGCAGCTATTGCCTCAGCCAGTGTGCAGTTGTCTTCTATTCGCTGCTTTCTTCTTTTCAGCTGTACACGATATGCACTTTCCATCAAATCAATGACCTCTGCAAGCGAAGAGTTCCAAAATGTTTCTATGGAAATCCCCAGATCAAGCGCTTCCGTGTACAGTTCATTCACAAAATCTGTTAGACATTCTGCATCTCTTCCACCAGAACGTCCGCCTGCTCCTGCGTAAAAAAACCGGATACCGCAAGTGTAGGAATAATGATTTTTGAGTACAGATCTGTCTGGTTACCACCTTCTTCATCAGCCCAATAATCATACAGGTTCTGAACCTTTGTGTAGCTCAGTCCATGTTCCCACGGCTCCATTGCGGCCTGAATGATCGTAAGCATCACGGAAAGCGGCGGAATATCATCCAACATATTCAGGATATTCTGACGGTATTTGTTTTCCAGCTTATTGATCGTAGATGCTTTCAGCTTCAGGCGGTAATCCCTTCCGTTTACTGTCCAGTAATGGAAAGGCTTACGCTCCTTTTTCTCAGTCATCTCCACAACTTTTTCTTCTGTTGTTTCTTCTACAGTGTCTAATCCACCGATATCACTCATGCTGTTTTCTCCTCTCTGCCTTTTATGCCGGATCTGTATACTTAAGTTCGGACTGAACCATCATGGTCAGTTCAAATTCAATAACACCATTCAGGCTGCCGCCTGTACGTTTTACCGACACTTGTGCGTCATATTCCGTAACGCTGCCATCTTTTAATTTATCCTGGAATGATAATACTTCTCCGCTTTCCGCTGCCGCCCTCATAACTCGATATGGACTGTCCGCTTTTGTGTTGTCATACTTAAATTTGTAAACCATATCCGGAAGATCACCCACACCCAGCTCATACATCTTATGTCCATCTGTAAGGCCGGAGTTTTCTACTTTTTCTGCCTCAATACCCATCTCAGGGATTTCCTTTAAACCTGGAAGATCTGTATATGTACTAGGTGAGCCAGTTTTTTTCTTATATCCCAGTGTTGCACCATTTGCTAACATTCTGTATTCCTCCTATCTCCAATATACTTCATCGGAATCCATGTCAATAATTCCTTCGTATCTCATCTGTTTATGTTTCATTCCTGAAGGATCCGGAACATCCTGACACTCAATCCTTTTCAGTCCCGTTTCCTTCATTGCCTCATCAACAGCCATAGCTGCCACTGATGTGCTGTCACGATGCCATATATCAATCCTGTACCGGACAAGTGATTTATCCTCTCCAACAAGCTCGCCATGGGAACTGTGTTCATACACACTGTTCTGTTCCTCTGTGTACTGAATTGTTGCATCTTCTGCCCATGAATGCGGATAAGCATCTGACACATTATCTGTAACGCTGCACAAAGCTTTGTATACCTGCTCTTTTATGTTTTTCATTTTGATACCTTTCCTATGTTTGTCTGAAAGCTTGCTTTCATATTCTTTAAAATCTTATCTTCGTTGTCATGAAGCGCCGGATAAAGAAATGGGTGTGCCGGTTGGCCTGTGCACTGGTAGAATCTTCCCTGTGGAGTATCGATGTAAAACCACCGATATTTTTCTGCAGTTCTGCGGTCAATTTGACTTTCATGAATCCACCACGGGGCCTGTGTATATACCGGTGTGACTTCCGGGGATATTCCAGCATGATCTGCCTGTCCTTTCGGACCGGTACCAAATTCTACATATGGTGCATATGCTCTGTTTGTCCAGCAGGTTCCAACAGCCCTGTTGGTATCCCCCTCAACGTCTGCATATATGCTCTGCCGCAATTCTCCAGTATCTACGGGACAGTTCAAAACAGCCGTCGCGCGGACGGTCTGAATCGCATCGGCTACGGCCTGCTTCATATCCAGTCCTGATAATTTTTCCAATGCCCTGTCAATATCATCTGCACCGCTCACACTCACAGCTTTTCTACCTCCAAACTCAACATCCTGTATGGCTTAATAGAGATGATCCTGTAATCCGGCACTGCATCTTTTCCAACAAAGAGACATATTCCATCTGATTCCTGAATGTCTGTACCATTCTCGAGAATATAATGCATTCTTCCCTTTTCATCTGGTTTCACTTCGTACTTTCCGGATATCCGCACATTACGGATATAATTCAGACGTTCTCCATACTGTTGCACCTGTACCTTACCGGATGCCGGCCAGGATTCCCCCTCTACAGAAGAAGCAGTACCATATGATTCTCTGGTACTGCCCTCTCTATCCTTTTCAACTATACGCTTTTTGTGATAATACGTTTCAGTCCTACTTCTTCGAAGCCTCAAAAGCCTTACCTCCCACTCGCGCAAGGCGAAATCTGTTCATAGTGTCGTAGATTTGTTTGGGAGCGTCATCAAAGGTATAATTCTCTCCACCCTCACTTCTCGCTTTTTCTCCCTCTGTTCCCATCCGGTTCAGTGCGATCACGGCAAGGTCTCTGACCGCCTTTTCCAGACCGGTTACAATGTTTTTTCTGCCTGTGTAGGATTTGATAAATTCTTCTGCATCATCCAGTAAAAGCTCAATCAGATCTTCGTCCTTTTCTCCGGTTAAGGTCATGATTTTCTCAATATCTCTTTCTTTTGCCATGTGATCACTCTTTCAGGATTTCAAGAAGATCTTTCTTAGCAAGAGCTGATACTCCTGACAGACCTTTCTCCTTTGCAATAGCTTTCAGCTCTTCAACAGTCATTTCATCCAGATTCTTTTTAGTCTTGTCAGGATCAGAAGGAGCAACTTTCGTTACTCCTTCCAACGGCTCAAAACCACTCTTCATAAGTTTTTCTGCTGTTGCTGCGTTTTCTACATCTATTTCGATATTAGCTCGAATTAATCTCATCATTCTGCCTCCTTGATATTCAGGAAAACAGAATCCAGTTTATTCTCCAGTACCCAGAGATCATGGAAACGTCTGTAATCCATCTGCCATGCATTCAGTTTCTGGTTGATGTTTGGATCAAAGATACGCATGATATCCTGTTTGGTTACTGCAATTGGTGTGGTTACCGGGCATACAAAGAAGTTCAGGCTCTTTGCAGTCGTTCCTTTCTCATATCCGCCTTTTTCCTGTCCGGATGTTTTTCCATCATTGATCTTAATCACTGTGTACATGCGGTTAGACGGTGTGGAAATGATCGGTACACCATCCACAGACGGTACCTGTGTCTGAATGCCGCCTTTAGAAAATGTAGCTGCCGTGATTTTTCCTGCAAGTTCCAGTTCAAGTTCCATGATAAAATCAGGGGTTGCCTGACACACCAGTGCACCGTTATATCCCTCTCGTACTGCTTTAATAGCTTCTTTCAGTTTACGCAGCGCAGAGGTTCCTGTTGCTCCCGGTGTATATCCACGTGCTACCATACCTGCTTTATTAGCCGTAATTGTCTCAGTTGCCAGCTTGCTGATACGGTATGCATCAATTTCCGGCACAACCTGTGTTCTCTGAAATTCTCCCATAACTGCTGCCGCTGTAGTCACGAAGTTGTTTTCGTTGACATCAATCGGATCCAGCTGGAACAGGCGGCCTCTGTCCTGTGTCATTTTCTTAGTTTCGTATTCCAGTGTAACGGATCCCTGCTGGTAGCCGTTATCACGGTCATAGTTTCCCATTCCCTGTACATTCATCTTAGGGATTTTAACCTCTGCACCGCCGTTATAGATCACCTGTCCGGCATTGGCATCCATCCAGCCTGTAGTTGCCTCCTGCACTGCGATCTGATCCAGTGTGTTCTGAAATAATGTAGCTGTTGCTAAAGTATTAATTGGCATATTTTTTCACTCCTTTAAAATTGTCCCATCATTGCATTATATACTTTCTGCTGCTGGTTCTTCTGTTCATCTGTTTCCGTTGCTTTCTTCGGCGGTTTTCCACCTTTCAGCTTTTCTTCCACTGCTGCCTCAACAGCTTTCTGGAATGCTGTTTTCACAGTCTCCATGGACTTTTTGCAGGCATCGGCATCTGTGTAGTTCAGAACCTCAGCAAGTTCCTGTGGAAGGCCATCACAGGCAAGCGTGTTTCTTGCCTCCGCCATCAGTTCTTTTCGAGTAATCGCAGCTTCTCTTTCAGAAAGTTCTTTTTCTTTCTTCTGCTGCATATACTGCGCTTTCTCTTCTTTAGTCATTTTTGCAAGCTTCTCAGCCTCAGAGAGCTTATCATCCGTCAGTGCCTGCCACTTTTCCTGTGCATTGGTCACTGCCGTATTGACTGCCTTCTGTACTCTCCGGTCAAATTCAGCCTGATTGCCTCCTGTTTTCAGAAAATCGTCAAAAGATTGTGGCTCATTGCCTTCCTCT